ATGGTACTACAATCACTGATCAGAATTATGCTACTTATGTTTCAGGTATTGATTATAGTGCAACTCCTGTTGCAGGTGGGATTCAATGGCTCTCAGGAGCTGCCCAGCTTACAGGAACAACTGGTGATCCTTATGCAAGCTTGGTTGGAAAAAATTTCCAGATAAGCATTGCAGGTGGTCCTATTCAAACAATTCCTCTTTCTTCAGAATTAACAGCCGTTCAGGTTGCTGCTACATTGAATACCTATTTTGGTAACAATGCAATTGCCGCTACTGCTGATGCTCTTGCCGTTGCACATGCTACAGGAACTGTAACTGTTGTGAATTATGCTTCACTTACTGGTGCAACACTTACCGTTAATGGTCATGTATTAACTGAAGGTACAGACTGGCACAAACTTACATCTAATAATGCTGCTGCTGCAAGCTTAGCTGCTGCTATCACTACAGCTACTGCTACAACTCTCTCAACAGCTGTTGCCGTGGGTAATGTAATTACACTCACTGCCAATATTGCAGGTATTGTTGGTAATTCTGTCACTGTAATTTCAAGTGACCAAGTGCATCTTCTTGTTGCTGGAGCTGTTACTAATCCTTCTCCACTTTTGACTGCACGTACTTATGCAGTCTTAGGTGCCACCACTGTTACAAATACAGGACTTTCAGTTTTGACAGGAGATCTTGGTTTAAAGCCAGGAACATCTGTTACTGGTTTTCCTCCAGGTACAGTTTCTGGTACACAAAATATCAATAACCCAGCTGCAGCTCAGGCACAGGTTGATGCTGCTATTGCTTATGCTGCTCTTTCAACACATCCTGGTTATACAAATATTGATGCAACAGATCTGGGTGGTGCAACACTTGTTGCTGGGTACTATGAATATACCACAGCTGCTGTTTGGTCTTCTGGTACATTGACACTAGATGCTGCTGGTGATCCTAACGCTATCTTTGTTATTAAGACTGGTACAACACTTGTTACCCCAGGAGCTTCTTCAGTTTCCTTAATCAACAGTGCAAACGCCAATAACGTTTACTGGATTGTTGGAACTTCTGCAACATTGGGTGCAAGCTCAGTATTCCGTGGAACCATTCTTTCTGAAGTAAGCATTACAGCTACTACAAGTGCAGCTATTACAGGTAGACTTATTGCTCTCACTGGTGCAGTAACACTTGATACGAATGCTGTCACTGTTACTACAGGTGGGTCTGGAGCTGGTAATACCCTACATGGTGGTTCTAACTCCCTCCAACTTATGACAACCGCTGCAAGTAACTCTTCAATCACAATTGAAGATGGAACTGCAAACTCAATTCTTGGATTTGTTTCTGGTTCCCTAGTTTCAACTCCTCGTCGTCCATTGGCTGGTGTGGTTTATTACGCCAATTATGAGTGGGCTAAGGCTATGGGAGATGGACAAGGCTCATTCCAGCCTCAGTTCTATTTTGTGCAGAATTTTGGAACAATCACAGCTGCAGTCGGTTCAGTAGGTGGTGGTGATAGCCAAACTGCTAACATGAATGGAGCTTGGACTCTTCCAATTGCTGCTCAATTGGCTCAGTTGAATGGAGCTAGTGTAATCTGCCTTATGCAGATGAATCCTGCAGATGGATCTAATCCTTCCCAGGTTCGTGCAGCTCTACAGAAACTATTCATTCCTAATATTAACATCGTTGTATCTTTGGATGCTGCAGATAATGCATTGCTTATTCCAGATATTACAAATCACGTTGAACAAGCTTCCAGTACAATTAACCGTCTGGAAAGAACAGCCTTTATCGGTCTTTCTCGTACACCAGCTTTAACAGATTCTCAGATGTTGGGATATGTATCCGCTGCTGCTAGTAATCGTGTTGTTCTAGTTAACCAAGTTAATACAAATTACTCAATGTTTGTTGGAACCAGCCAAACAGCTTCAACTGTTGATGGTACAATGATGGCTGTTGCACTTGCTGCTCTTAGAACAAATCCTGCTTATGATGTTGCACAGCCCCTTACTCGTCAGGTTGTTTCGGGTATTGCTACAACAAATACCTTAGCTCAGGCAGAGAAAGTAATCTTGACAAATGGTGGTGTACTTGTTGTTGATAATATTAGTGGTTCTACTAAAGTTATTTTTGGAACAACTACTGAGATTGATACAATATTGAATCAACTTTATCAGGTTACAGAGATCACAGACTATTGTGCTCAGACTCTCCGTGGACTTCTTGATCCAATCTTCATTGGACAGAAGCTGCTTGCGAATACTCCATCCCAGGTTGAAACTGTGTCTGGAGCTATTATGCAGAGCGTTAAGGACTCTAATATCATTGAGTCTTTCGTACAGCCTAAAGCAACGGTAAACCCAACACAGCCTACACAGATTCTGCTCCAAGTAGGTATTCAACCAGTGCTGGAACTTGATACAATTCTGATCACACTTAGTCTTAACCTCGCTTAATGAAATTCTGTCCTAAATGTAAAAGAGGTTAAAAATAATTTTAGCCCTGATAAAACACGAAAGGACGGTTTAGCTGGTCATTGCAGAGATTGCAATAGTGCATCTAAGACGAGATGGGTTTTAGAAAATTTAGAATATCATAGAGAACAAGGTCGTAAATGGCACCAAGAGAATAGTGAACGTTCTCGTGCAAATTCTTTAAAATGGCGTACTGAAAATCCTGAGAAAAGAAAAGAAGGAGTAGCACGTTGGGATAGGACGCATAAAGAAAATCGTTCACATAATGAAGCTAAAAGACGTATGAGAGGAAAGATAACTTTTGGGCAAGATGGTATTGTAGAATTTTACAAAAATTGTCCAGAAGGTATGGTTGTAGATCACATAATTCCTCTTCAAGGTAAATTAGTATCTGGGTTACATGTTATTTGGAATCTTCAGTATTTGACACCTATTGAGAATTTGAAAAAACTTAATAAATTTGTTATTAGTTAGTAAAGGAGAATTTTATGGCCGAGCTTGGGAACACTATTGCACGTTTAAGTACATCAGTATCACTTTTCGTTTTACCAAAGAATCTTGATTCAACAACTCTCAATAATCCAGCTGCCCTTCTAGCCCTTGCTCAGCAAACGGCTAAGATTGGTGCTGTCCAATCATTTACTCAAACTCAACGTCGAAACACAGATTTTCGATTTGAGTTGGATAGTGATAAACAGGGTAAGCCAGTTGAACGTCTTCCTCGCACAGTAGATGAATATTCCCTCCATGCAGATCGAGTGATGTTGTATGTTTCTGATGTTTTGGAAACCCTTGGCATCTCTGGTGATGATATTGTAAATAACAATGCTCCAATTGGTATTTTGAAGCAGGAAATTGCTCCAGCAGGATCAGGAATACCTACAAAATCAACCATTTTCATAGGCGTATGGATTCACAGCGTTGGTGCAACATATAATATCAATGGTGGAGATCTTCGAGTTATGGAAGCAGTTGACTTTGGTTACACCTCCTCTACCGTAGTTGGTACACCCGCCTAATATAGCCTAAAAATAGTGCTAAAAATACTAGTTGCAAACTCTCCCTTTCTATGGTATACTTATAGAGAGGGAGATTAACAAATGGAATTTTTATTGGCTATTTTCTTCATTGTTGGCACAATTACCCAAATTGGTAACATCCTTTATTGGGTACTAACAAAACTCCATTTAACAGCTGAATATAGACAAGCCACAAAAACGATTGTAAAAGATCTTGGTTATACCATGGATCAATACTTTCAAGATAGCCATGTGCGGTATCTTGTAACCCAAGAATGGTTACAGCGAATTGAGAGATAAGTAAAAGGAGTAGTAAAATGGATCTGAAAAGCTTTAGTAGTTTGAATCGAGTTGAACGTGAATTTGACATTGTAGACGGATTAAAAATTTCGATGCATACCTTGTCTGTTCTTCAGCAACAGCAAGCCCTATCTGAATTACCTCCTGCCCCATTGGGAACTGATAACGCTCTTCGTGCTGTTATCCTCCAGCAAGCTCTCCTCATTTATGCTTTAGATACAATCAATGGTGAGAAGGTTACTACTCAGTTTGCTAAGGATTTTATTCAAGGTTTGCAATCCCCTATTTTTAATGAGATTTACAATTGCTACAACTTGATGGCAGAAGAACAGGACAAAACATTAGAGGCACTTAAAAAAAAAGTGATCTAATTCCCTTCCGTGAACTTTGGGTAGCTTCCAAGTCACTACATGTATCTCCTTTCTCTGATGTGATCACTAATTTAACTCCCGCTGAGCTTACCTGGATATTAATGAATCACTTTAAGGATGAGGAAGAGGCATTTGAAACAACCAAGTTGTTATGCAGATTTATGAATCCCCAGGCTGCAGCTACTATATTTGATGGTAAGACTACCGACGTAACTGTAAGTACTAAGGACACTTTCTACGAGCAGATGTCTAAAGATTTGAAAGACAAATATACGCCTGAGCAATTAGCAGATATTATGGCTAACCCAAAACGTTATGCTGAATTAGATGTTATCGAAAAAGCTAACTAAATTCTTTCTCGTAGTTTGAGGTAAATTCCCTTGGTAGATATAGTAGGCCCTTCTGGGCAACCCCTATTCCCATTTAGTCAACAGCCTCAGAATATGAAGTCTAATCTTACAATAGATACTTCATCTTCTCAGAAGGCTTTTGAAGACCTAGAAAAGCTCTTTAAACAGATGATGAAGAGCATGGGTGCTGATTGGGATAACCTTACCAACGAAAGTTTAAAGCACCAGGAACGGCTCTTTAGAGCCATTGGTGATAAGCAGAATGAGCACAAGGCAATGGTTACACGCCTTAAGAATGAAGCTCTATCAGCTATTGAAGAGGAAAAATCTAAGAAGCTTGCAGCTTTAGATGCTCAGATGAAGGCAGCAGAAGGTAATGCTGCCAAATTAAAACAATTAGAAACTGAGAAAGCAGCTTTTGTTACAAAAAGTGAAGCTGAGAAAAAGAATATTGAAGATAAGTCTAGAAAAAATTTAGCTAAAGACACTGGATTAGGTGGTTTGATTCGTGGTGCAACTTCTGCTGCAGGTGCAGCAGTTGGTGGTCCTATTGGTAGCATGATTTCTAGTGCTGGAAGTCTTATGGCTAATCCTTATGCACTAGGGGCAATGGCTATTTTTGAGATGTTTAAGACCAAAGCAGCCTTTACCTCTACAGGCGCACAACTTGCAGGAGCTGGATTTGGTTTAGGATCAGGAGCTGGTGTTGGATTAAATTTTGCTCAAAATTTGTTTGGGGCCAATCCACTTGGTAGGCTTAATCAAGCTATGTCTCAAGATGAACAACGAGCTATTATAGGACAGATGGCTGGTTCTCGTACTATGATAGATCAGACCAAAGCTACAGGTGGTTTTGATTCTGTCCGTAATAATTTAGGTCTATTTGCTAATATTCTTCCAGATGCTGCTAAAGATATGGAGATTATGACAGATGCTACTAAGAACCTTGGCATGTCTCAGAAAGATATCACAAATACCTTTATTGCCTCTCGTGTAAATGCTGAACATCTTAAGATAACTCAATTAGATGCTATTAAGACTCAGATGGATATGGCAAAGGCCCTACGTAACATTACCAATGATGGTACAGTAGCTGCAAGTCTCCTTTATAATATTTCAGGGGCCTTGAATAATATGGGTATGAGTGAAACAGAAAAACAACGAGTAGGCTTAAGCATAGCTCAAAGTGGAGCTAATCTTTCTCTCTCAACTATTGCTGGTATGTCTGCTTTTGTAAATGGTGGTAAGATCCCTACACCAGAGGCTATGTTTGGTACAGGAGCTTATGGTGTTTCTGGAAGTAAGACAGGTATCTTGCCTAATGTATTTGGTTTGATGGGTCAATTCATGACTAAGGTAGGTGGTCAATTCAAAGATCCTACTCAGCGCATGTTCGCTGCAGATGCTTTACGACAGCAATTCATGCCAGGACTTCGCCTACAAGATATTCCACAATTTTTTAAGATTGCTACAGCTATGCAACAGCCTGGAGCAAATATGGGTGATCTTACAAAGCAATTTGAAGCTTTGGAGAAGAAAACTCCACAAACTGCTATGGCTGAAGGTATCAAAACTCTTTCTGAGATCGTTGATCCTATTAAGCGCATTGAGAACGTGTTCACTAACTTCTGGACATTCCTTGATGACCGAATTAATAAGATTATGCAAGCTCTTCCTGGAGCTAAATGGTCTGGTATGGCCCATACCGCAGGTCAATGGGTAGATAAGAATATTCTGCATCGTCCCGATCATACAGGTAATCCTACCTCGGCAGGAAGATATCGAGATGCTAAGGGTAACTGGCATACGCCTCATTAAAGGTAAAATTTATGGCATCTACTTATCCACTTCGACTTAATAACTTAAATTTCTATGTGAATCCTCGTAATATGAAGATTACCAAGGCAGTAAATTATGGTACTCTCCCTACTCAAGGCGGGATTCAGTATCAGATTTGGTACAATTCACCTGAAATGCTTGTTCTGACGGGTGCATGTGCAGGTTCAACTGCCTATCAGGAGCTTTTGTTTTTAAAACAGCAATTTGAAAGCAGCAATAAACTCTCTACCCTCTTTTATAAGACCCAGGTATACCAGGGCTTTATTACGTTGCTAGACGTTGAAGCTTCAACCAGCCATTTGAATGAGTTTACATACACCTTAAACTTTCAATTGCTTCAGGGTCAGCAATTTGCTATTGAAGATTTCTCTATTTCCACAACAAACAATGGTCTTGTGTTAGGTGCTATTGCTAATCTACAGAATACTCTGAATATCCCATTGAATAAGGCAAGCTCAAGTATTTCTAATCTATTACAAAAGTTCTAATTATGGCAAACAACGATCAGGTCAATCAAGAATATTTATTAATCAAGTGTTTTCTTTATAAATATACACCACCTTTTGATCAGGTGACTTTACCACCTGTTGTATCTAATGATTTTTCGCTTGCTACATTTCAACCATACTCTGTACCTTTGGATGATACAAATTATTTTACAAAGTACGATATCTCTCAGTTTGTTACTGAATACTCTTTTGAACAAAATATTGAAGAGACAACCTATTCCTGGTCAGTGACGTTGCAGGATCTTGCTTTAAGTTATAGTACGCTTAATAGTACTCTAAAGGTTCCACCTCCTCCTGGTAGTACACTTCGAGGCGGTCTTTCTCTTGAGAATTCTAATTCTTCTGATTCAGTTGGTTTCTTGGCTGAATTTGAAGCTAATGCAAATACGTTTGATAATAATGACTATACCTCTACTACCGCAAACAATCCTATAAGAAACGCAAAGTATAGGAGGGGTTTGGTAGGTGGGCCTCTAACATCCCAAGTCAATGCTTCACCCAATACACAGGGGAAGCAAACTGGCGTTCCTGGGCTTAGACTCAGTGATTTAATCCAAGAGTATGATTTTATTTCAGTTTATCTTTACAAGAGTACTACCCCCTTAACAAGTATCTATGGAACTGTTACTCTTAAGACAAATGCTGGTGTAACAAACACAACAACAGGATCTGTTTCAACAGGATTTTCAGCAGCTTCTACCTCTGCACCAACATCGGCATCGGCTTTGCAGAATAACCCACTGTACATTTTTAATTATGCTTTTACTGATTCTGATCAAGTATCTTTTACTAATGCTTTTAATAAGTCAAGCTATCAGACTCTGACAGATTCAAATCTTAAGTATGAATCAATTTTGTTGACTAAACTTCCCACTACGGGTAAGACTTTATTTTCTAATGAATTTAATGGCTTTGTAATGCGAAAAAGTGTTTCAAGCACCATTGATCAAGTTGATAGGATCTCTGTTAGTGGCAACGGTTGGAGCAGACTCTTTGGAGCAACTCGTCGTGCAGTAAAAACCTCTCTGTTTACAAATGCCTTATATCAGGCTGGACAGGTTACAGGTTTGACTGAGGTAACACCATATGAGAATATTTTTGCTGGTCAACCTATTGGTAACATCATTCGAGACTTGTTTGATACTGTTTATAAAATAGATTTTACAGCTCTTACAAGTGATGCACTTGTTACTGCGACAACCCCCATAAATCCCCTAAATTCAACAAATTTAAAGACTTGTCCATTGGTTCAAGATGATTTTTTTGCTAATCCTCAAGGTCTTTCTACTACAGGGAATGATTTTACATCAGATACGTCAACTGCTTTACTTGGAACCAGTTTCTTTAATATTACTTCATTAATAGTGGCTAATGGCTATCCAGCAAATATGTTCTGTATACCTCCATATTTGCTATCAACTGTAATGAAGCTTAGACCTTTTGCATATATTGAGCCTATAGATTTCCCAGTTTCCCCTGATTATATTAAGAATGCTCAAACTGAGGCTGCTCAACTGCAAATTGGATCAGGTCCTTTAGCAGCAACCCCACAGGTAACACCAAGTACATTTCAGCAAGCAATGCAAGCATTGGGTAATCAGGTAAAAAATTACAGCAGCACAAGTCCTGTTTTTGTTGATCCTACTATCCAGACGTTAAAAGCATACTTTAGATTCTTGGATCAGGTTTTCTTATCCTTTGCTCCACAAATCCAAACGCCTTATGAAATTTTAGACCAAATAAGAAGTATTGCATTCGTTGAGATTTATGAGCAAGCAAATGGGCAATTCATTGTTAGGGCTCCACAGTATAACAATATGGCAGTTTCCGTTCCTAATCGCCCTGATATAGCTATGATCCGTAGCAGCAATTTGAATATCATTACTTCTACCTATAGTGAATCAGCAGAAAATTTGGTT